GATTGCCTTTATTTTGATATCGTGAAAAACGCAGACTGATAGTTACTGCGCATTCTGATAAGAATGTGAAGGAGTGAAGTTATGAAATTACCAGTAGATTGTCACCAATGCGAACATGGTAAAGACATATTAGAGGAGTATGATAAGGTTTGTGACCTCACTCAGAAGAGTGTTTTAGATTGTGCTAATAACAGGCATTGCGATTGTCCATTAAAGGAATAGTTACTGCACATTCCAAAGATTACAATGCACACATTATTAAAAATATGAGTTAAGGAGGTTGTTTGATGAGTAAATCTGTTTATCTGAATGTGACTCCGGAGCAAGTTAAAAATGCTGCTGAAGTAATTCCCAGGGAATATCCTGATAGTATTATCGTGCTGGCTCCTATCTTTCCGAAATCAACAGAAAGCCCAACAAAAAAGAGGGCTTACCACAGGATAAAGTTTGAAGCCCTTATACCGGCAGAGGCCATTAACGGCGAGGGTGCCCTTGATGATTTCGGCGGCTTGTTGATACTGCGATTACCTAAAAAAAGAATACAACCTAAATTTTTATAGCTGCACAATACAAAGAAACTATGCCGCAGACTGGCAGAAACATAGAAAACGAGGAGGCAAAGATTCGTGAACCCATACACGGGACACTTGGTTCATTTGGACAGCGAAATAGCGCGCAAGCTGTTTGGTAAAACGGTAACAAATGAGGAAATCCGGGGCATGGGATATGAGCCGGTCCCTCCGGAGCTGGAGCGGGCAGCCTATAGGAAGCTGACCAGAGAAAGCGAGGCCATGATCAGCCTGACATCAGGGGGTAAACTCTCCCGATGGGCAGCCAGGAAACGTAATGAGAGGAAGGTTCGGAACCGGATGACCAAGGAAAGTCGGAAGAAAAACCGTGGGAGGTAGATGTTGTAAAGAATGGGCAATAGTTGTGGGAGGTGAGCCGCAGAGTGGTGGACAGGAAAAACAAAGCATTCCCGGACAACGAGAAAAACCTTGTGGCCTACCTCAAAGAAAAGCTGATCCAGCGGGGAGTAAAAAGATATCCGCGTGATTGGCACCTTAAGCAGCTCTCGGTGGCCAGGCGGATGCTGTCGGGCACGTCTGCTCCCGATGTGGAACAATGGAAAAAGTGCATTGACTGGTTGTTTAACCATCCTTTCTGGAACGACAAGATTGACCACCTTGCCCGGGTGGAGGAAAAGTGGGTCCAGTTTGCGCTTCAAAACAAGGACAAGATTATTACCGAAAGCAGTGAAAACGACAGAAGAAAAGAGCTTATAAAAAAGCTGTATCTATCCTGATCCGGAGGTAACATGACCAAAAAAATAGCGGTCGTAGCAGTAACAATATGCCTTACGCTGTGGTGCCCTTCATCTGAAGGGATAATTGAGCAGGGACCCAAGCCGCCGGCGCCTGCCGCAGAAGTCAGCCGGGGTGAAGCCCGGTACCTGGTTGTGGTGATGGAGGCAACGGCATACATCGAAACCGGCTCCAAGACCTTCAGCTGTACTTGGCCGGAGGTTGGCCGGACGGTGGCCGTGGACCCCCGGGTGATCCCCCTGGGGACCAGGATATATATCGAGGGCTTTGGCTGGAGAGTCGCGGAGGATACCGGCGAGGCAATAAAGGGGAATAAAATCGACATCTACATGGATAGCAAGGTCCGGGCTCTCGACTTCGGCCGCCGGCCCGTAGTCGTAAAGATACCTGTTACGGATAAAGGTGGTGAGAGATTTGAACATGATCACCATTGACGGCAAGTTGTACTGCGAATACGCAGACATACCAAAGCCTGCAAGGAGAAACATCCTGGATTGCATCGTGGTCTGGCTGGAGAACAAGGATACCCCCTCTACCCTGCTTGTTACCAGGGTTTTTCTGGGTATTGCGGCCATCTATTTTGTTGCACAGGTTATACGATGCCTGGTTAACCAGTAAAAGGACGTGTCGGTATGGCTCTGAGCGCCCACATTGACGACAATTACGATTTTCAATGTCCGGATTGCGGACGTTCAGCCTGCGTGAGAATAACCGGAAGATATGAACACCCCCGCTCTCCCCATAATTGGCAATGCAATTGTGATGGTTGCGGCATTTCTTTCATTCCGCATCGAAAATTGTCGGGGGGGGGCGAACCCCTTGACAACAGCCAGAAACACCAGAATAGCAAGAAGCCGGCTGGGAGAGGTGCGCTTCCCTCCCCACCCGCCGGAACCGCCGGGGAGAATCGAAACTTACTTTATGTCCCGGGAAGAAATTTTCAAAAGATACGGCCCGCCCAAGAGGCCAGTGCAGCGCAACTATAACGGGTCCATCAACTATCGCTCTATAATCGCCGCCATCCGTACATGCGAGGGGCCGGCCGCAGCGGCTGAATTGCTCGGCTTGAGCTTGGAGGATTTCCAGGAATACATACGGCGTTATCAAATCCAGCCCAGGTATAACCTGGCGCTGAAGGAAAGGGGGTTTGATGAAGAAATGGACGGGATGACTGACGATATTAACGACAATGGGGCAAACAGTGACAATAACTCTGTACCTGAGAACAATGGAAACGAATCCGGAAATCCGCAAAACGATACCAGCCATGACCCGGAAGAAAGGAAAGCGCCTGAAAAGCTAACCAGGGCCTGGCTGGCTGAAGAGTTGAAAACCAGGACGGTGGCTGAAATTCAGGCGGATTTCCCCAAGGTCATGCTCTTTGCCAAGAAATGGGGGCTGGTGGAGAGAGTCAGGCCGGAGGAACTGCTATCCCGGGAAAAACTGGCCGAGTGCAAGCAGTTGGGGATGACCGACAGGGAAATCATGAAGGCATCGGGCTTAAGAAGTTGGGATTTTTATAAGCTAAAGAAACAGTACGGGCTGGGGGTTCGCACAAAGGAAACAGCCCCGCCGGAAAAAGACGCTCCCGACCCGGCTCCTTCCGCACAGGAAGAGCGGCGGGAGACTCCGCCCGCCGCCGGTTGCCTGACCATCGCCCGGGTATTGGAAATTAGAGAAGAGGTAATCGAAGACAGGGATGACCTGGCCCGAATCATCGATTTGGTTACCAAAAACCAAGCTATACTGCCTTCAGGCCGGGTCATGAGTCTCCTGGCCTGGTACCGCGACCATTACCAGGCGCTGCTGGACCGGATCGACCTGGCTTTTGAAACAAACACAGTCGCCATATAATGCCCTGTGTTCGGGGAGGGAAAAGAATGGGGCTGCGGGAGCGGGCAACCGATGAAGCGCAGTTGTTTTACGGCATCAACGGCCATGATTATGTCGTTTCCCGCCTGCGCGAACCTGTTGAAGAAGTGGCCCGGGCCATCGGGCGCAAGACAGGCGTGTATTACAAAGCTAAATACATGGTATGGGCGCTGAGAATCAGATCAAAACAAGGCAAGGAAGCGGTCAGGAGATTATTTGGCCGAGGTGAGAACTATGAAAATACCGGCATTAACAGTATGGCAACCGTGGGCGACACTGATAGCCCTGGCGGGCCACCCTGATCCTGAGATTAGGGCACAGGCAAAACACTTTGAAACTCGCCCCTGGGGAACACAATACAGGGGCATCATTGCCATTCACAGCGCTGCAAGTAGGCCCACCGAGTTCTATCGCGTTATAAGAACGGAACCTTTTCGAACCTTTTTAGCCAAGGTCGGATATGAGAGCGGCCAGGACTTCCCCTTTGGCCAGGTGATCACCATCTGCAACCTGGTTGATGCAATTAAAATAGACCTGGTCGGCAAGAACTTTTTTCTGGAAAAAGGACGCCAATCATCGAAATCCAGGATTGTGCCTTTAGTCTCTGCAAATGAATTGGCCTTTGGAAATTTTCGACCCGGACGTTTTGCCTTGAAACTGGATAATATTCGCCCAATGTCCAAGCCGGTACGCGCGAAGGGGAATAGAAAGCTTTGGTGGTGGGATGTTCCGACAAAATTAATCACTGAAGTTTTTCCGGGAGGAGGTTGTTTAGAAAATGCCTGAGCCCGTGACCAAGCCCCAGATCAGGAAGCTTTTCGCCATGGCAAAGCAACTGGGTATGGATGACGTGGATCTTCGAGGGATTGTCAAAAATGTAACCGGTTCGGATCACGTCTCCACCATCACCAAGGCTCAGGCCGGCCAGCTTATAGACTACCTGACGGATCGCGCCCGCGGCGATTACCGGCCGGCAGCGGCTTCCAGACAACAGCTTTACATGATTAGGAAGCTGGCGGCTGAACTTGGCTGGAATGATAATCCCAACCGCCTGGCAGGATTCATCAAGCGTCAGACCGGCGTCGACCACGAGCGGTGGCTGGATGCCGCCGGGGCCTGGAGGGTCATCGAGGGCCTGAAAAAAATCCTGAACCGGGAAAAACAAAAACAGGGTAACAAAAATTCTCAAAAAGGAGATGGTTGACTATGGAACTGATACCCACGGTCGAGCTTATGCAGTCGATCAGCGGCATGTCATCAGAAGATCTGATTTCAGCAGTGATCCCGTTCCTGGCCACCGTGGCCACAGCGGCAGCCAGTTTCCTCTGTGCGGGTGCGGCGGTGTTGTTGAACCGGGGAGCCACCTACCTGAAGCAAAAGTCCGACCAAATACGAGACGAAGCCGCTAGAAAAATGGTCCGGGACGCCATAGACAGGCTGGACGATGTGGCCGGCAAAGTGGTGGCCAAGATCGAGCAGACTACTGCGGGAGCGCTGCGGCAGGCGGTCAAGGATCAAAAGGTGGATCGAATTGAACTGCTAAACCTGGGCAATCAGGCGTACGAGGAAGTAATGACAACAATCAGCCCGGAGGTGGAAAAGGTTCTCCGGGAAAGCCTCGGCGACCTGCAAAACTACATCGTCAGCACCATCGAGTCGAAAGTGCTGGAAATCAAGGGCGGAAGCAAAACCATCATTTCTGCGGCCTGATTAATTCCTGCACGGGCGCGGGCCTGCCCGCGCCCCTGATAAAACGAGATTAAAGGGGTGTCGCAGCTGGCAGGGATATTACAGGGAAACAAGGAGCCTTTTAATCTGATAGAGATTATCCAGGAATACAAGGAATCCTTGAGATCGCTTCGTGAAAGCAAAACGGCTCCGCTATACCGCAGCAGCATGATCTCCGATACCGAATGGGCTATAAGGTATATGGAGACTGGGCAGATCCCGGGCACCAAGTGGGCGGTGGCCAGGTGGCGCCGTGAGGACCGCGAAGTGCTTTTCGATCCGCAGGTTCTGGATAAGTGTTTCCGTGGTCCCAAAGCTGCCCAGAAGGTATCAGAAGATGTCAAGAACAGATTGAACGAACTTCTTTCCTGTCTGTCGGAAAAAGAAAAAGAGGCTTTTTTATTGGTTCACGGTGAGAAAATGACGCACGCTCAAGCTGCGGAGTACATGGGTTTGTCCAGGGGAAATATTTACAACTTATTGCGGCGGGCAGAAAAAAAATTTTTTTCCTTAAGAGATCTTGCAGGGCAAAAACAATTCAAGGGCAAAGAGGCTCAATGACGGTGATTTCGTGGTTTTTCAGCTGAAAAAATATTTTCTTGCCATAAGAGATTTTGTAGGGCAAAAGCAAACTAAGGGTGAAAGGGTTTTTTGAGATTATATCCCGACTTAACCGGCAAGCATATTTTGCATTCGCCCTAAATAATGTCCAGCCGAGCAGCGGCGGGGCGTTTTTTATGACCATCTTCCCGGAGGTGCCGTAATGATTGAATGGCAGTGGATCATGCAGTCCGTAATGATGATTATGATCGCCATCATCGGCTTTTTTCTGAAAAGGACCATTGACGGCCTTCAGAACAAAGACAAAGAAATCATTGAAAACATCGCCGAGCTGCGCCGGGAAACCATAGAGGGGTTCCAAAACAGGGATAAGGGATTTAAAGATGACATAGCCAGACTGCGTGATGAAACCCGGACCGAGATTAATACTATCCGCCAGGAGACAGAGGAGTTTAAGCAAAAACTGCCATATATTTTTACCCTGCGTGAGGATACCATCCGCTGGAACGCCACAATAGAGCACAAGCTGGACAAAATATATGAACTATTACACCAGATTGCACCTCCGGAAAGGAGTTATAAATAACCATGAACACCACCACCAACATAACCAATAAAATCATCCGGGGATATATCCTCAAGCTCATTTATGACAATATGTATCCCAAACCCATGGGAAGCGACGTTATCGGCCCCCTCCTGCTCAGGCTGGGCATGGCCACCAGCGAGCACACTCTGGCGATACATCTGGAGTATTTGAGAGACCGCGGCTACGTGGAGCTTAAAGAAGTGGCCCTGATGGACAGCTTCCACCCGGTGGTTCTGGTTGCCCTCACCTCCGAAGGGGTGGACCTCCTGGAAGGGACAAAAGCGGACCCAGGGGTGACCGTGCAGTGAGGGGAGGCAAAAACCGCAGGCATTATAAAATTGAAAAGCTCTCCTGCCGCGAAATGGTTGACCAGATGCTGGCCAACGGCTTTACTTATGAAGAGATCGCCGCAGCGGTGGAAGAGGCCGGGGAGCGCGTCGGCAAGTCTTCCATTGCCCGCTATCATTCTTCGTATGAACAGATCGCCGAACGAATCACGCAGGCCCGGGAGCAAATGAAAGTGCTCATTGACGCCGTGAGGGAGAAGCCCAACACCGACCTGGCCGAGGTAGCCAACCAGATCATGATGCAGGGATTGCTTGGACGGGTGGCCAGGGCTCAAGCAGAAAATGAATTCAAAAATATACCCCTTGATAAGGCCGGAAAGCTTGTTGCCGATCTGGAGCGTTCGACAGTGGCCAGGGAGAAATTGAAGTTTGAATTTGATCGGGGCGTTAGTGCGGCTGTCAAGAAGATCATTGATCAGCTCAGTGAAGAACTCAAGGACATGCCGGAAGTATTTCATCAGATCGCCTTCCAGGTGGAGAATATTAAAAAGGAATTGATCGCATGAAACCCCGTCCGGTGTGGGGGGATGGCCAGTGAAGCAAAAAAAGGCCGCCAGGGCCGGTAGTGAATCCGGTTCCATTTTGCAAAGAATCGTCGGGGATACAGAAGGCCTGCACCGTACTGAGGAATGGGAATACAGCCTGCTCCAGCGGTACCTTGAGCGGCACCCGGACCTGAAAGAACTTTATCAAAATAAAAAGGTCCCGGTTTTTGGACCGGGGGGCCTGCGGTCGCGCCTGGGCGAAAGGGAAATGGATTACTTTGCCCAGGCATATTTTCCGGAATACATCCCCACCACTCCCCCGCCCTTCCACCAGGAGATGTTCGCCGATTTAAAGCGGGTGGTTGAAAAGGGCGGCGGGAGCAGCATGGTCCGGGCCGCCCCCAGGGGCCACGCCAAGACCACCCTGTGGGATTTCATTTTTCCTCTTTGGGTCACGGCGTATAAGAAGAAGCGGTATATACTGATTATTTCGGACTCTTACGACCAGGCCCAGGGGTTTATCGCCAACATTAAAGAAGAACTGGAGAATAACGAGCGCCTGATCGAGGACTTCGGCCAGCTGAAGGGTGAGGGCCGCTGGCAGGAAGGCAGCATAATAACCAAAAGCGGGGTCAAAATAGAAGCCCTGGGCGCCGGCATGAAAATTCGCGGCCGCCGCAACAAGGCCAGGCGACCGGA